CCCCGCCAGAACCACAACAAAGTAATACTCCGGGTCTCTGGTGGCGCTGATTACTGTGCCTTCTCCATCCGACGGCTTCACCACAACAGGTGTGCTCACATCACCTTCTGCGACAATCGCCTGAATAAGTGCTGCGCCATCATCCGTATACGAAGAAAACGGCCCGCCGTATGGTTGCCATCCTTCACGAATTTTTTGAGCAAGTGCATCAGCAAGGTCTGACGGCGACACCGCCCTGACCACATCGTAGTGTTTAAATGCCATGAATCCTCCCGGCCGGGATAATATTGTGAGTAAAATGAGGAGCGGGCTGAAATCCGGAAGTTACAGGACAATGGCAGAAGAGAGACAACAGCCCGCAATACGAAAAAGGCCGCGCTATTGCGCAGAGTGATTACTGTCGGATATTATTCGCCAGCTGAAATATTACTTCACGTTTTGTTGTTTATTCCTTGCCGCCCGCGTCTCCCTGCGCGGGCTTTTTTTGTCCATAAGAAAGCCCCTCCGGAGAGGGGCTGGAGAGTGGCGCTATGTGCCATTGCATGGTGCCGGGTGCCTCCCGGTGAATTCAGTACCAGCACCTGAATCCGCGATTATCCCATATACCTACTCGCTGATTGCCCCTCCGCACAGGGGGATTCACCATGCCAGTTTCTTTTAACAAACTCCCCGCAAACCAGACAACAGTCAACCGCCTGAATTGTGAGACATTTAAAAAAAAGGCCCGCAAAAGCGAGCCAGGGAAAATAAGTGTGGCGCGTTGTACTGGATTCGAACCAGCGACCTGGCGATTATGCGTCGCTCGCTCTCACCACTGAGCTAAAGGGCCGGGAGCAGAATAATAACGGTCCGTAATTAATTCCGCAATAAAAAACCCGCTCAATGGCGGGTTCTGGTAAAGTTCATGCGCTTGGTTCGCCTCGCGATACAGCTTTGCGAAGCGTACCGGAATTGAAGCAGTTTATGCGTAAAAAATCAAGCTATTTTTTGAGCAAATGATTCTCGCATGGGAATATATAGGACATACTCAGCAACTGCCAACCAATTAGCAATTCGCTTTTCGCATGTGCTAAAACACCACTCTGGGTACTGTTCGTTTAATAACTCGGCCATCCTTCTCTTACTCATCCCTCGCCCCACATAACGCTGACTCAGGACATTTAGTAGTCCTGGATGATCCGCCAGAACTTCACCTATAACACTATCAATTTTTAGTGCCTCTGCATCAGTGCAGTGAGTTAACCAGCTTTTTTGCTTTCCTTCGATCATCTCACGCAAAAATGCTTCCAACTCTGGTTTATCAATTCCCGCTTTTTTCAATCTGCGCAGGGCTTCATTGATGGCTGTTTTTGTCAATTTTTTGGATGTCAGCAACTGATTAAACATATTCCCTGACCTGCCGCCACCAATGTACGACCAGCGCCCCCACATACGCAGTTTCCCCTGTATCCAGATGCTTTCCAACGTATTGAGTCGAAGATGTTCTCCGCTTTTTCCGGTATTTGTTGGGTAAATCATAGAATGCCTTTCTCCCTCCAGATTTCCTGTGTGCGGAAAACGCCCTCCGCGTGCATCAGGCGCAATTCTTCTTTGGTGTAATCGCTGGTTTTTACCCGCCCGTCGATTAAATCGTGGCACGAGCTACAGGCAATTGCCGCCTGCATATCGTGTGGTTTTGTCGCTGTTCCACACGTCCCCGCCAGCCTGTAATGCGCCAGCACGGACGTTTCGGGATTGTGATTGCAGTAGCCAGGAATTCTGACTGTACACATCTGACCTTTTGCCGCTTTACGTAAATCCACCATTACGCAAACTCCAGTAGCTGCGCGGCCACATTTTCGACTTCCTCCGGAGAGGAAAATTTACGGAACAGGATCCAGTTCCACAGCACATTCAGTACAGATTTATAAACCTGCTGAAACACGGTTTCGTCCATGTTCGCAAATGCGATAGATTTTGCCCTGCGCCCACGACTACCGTCCGGATAAAAATGCTCGGTGTAAAATCCGGCCTGAATGGTTACCCACTCGCGGAAAGCCTCAAACGACTTTAGCAATGCCGTATCCCGGGTTCTGCGTGTCGCAACGGTATTCAGATATTGCTCTGCGGCATCACTCAGGGCTGGAGTATGTTCCCGACCTACTGACTCGCACAGGTAATCAACGAATTCTGAAACCAGTTTTCGTTCTCGAGGCGTGATCGCCCCACCGACCGGAGTCCAGTAATCGAATCCCAGTTGCAGGAGTTTGAAAAAACGCTTGTGGAATGCGTAGTTACGAACGCGCTTAAAATCAGCGTGTATCCACTCGCCTATTTTGATTTGATGCAGAAAATCACAACTCTCCGGTGTCGCCGGGAGAAGTAAACCAGAAGAAGTTTGTTTGACCAGTTGTATATGCGCCATTGCTATCTCCAATGGCGCTGTAGGTTGCCAGTTGTTCAGGCTGGCTTACGAATTATAACTCATTCCCGAACCACCTTGAAACCGAGCCTTTCCAGGTATTCAATGAATGCCTCGATAGATAAAATCACATGATCATCAGGAATTAACGTTGTGTAGATAACGTCTCCATTCTCAACGCGCACAGCATAGAGGCCATTTTCACTAAAAATTTCACGCAATTCTTCGATTTTCATCAACAGAATCCTTCCAGATAAATAGCACTCCCCTGTTCGGGGTCCATCCCTCTTCTCCCTGCGCGCTAATTAAGTGAATCGATTCTAGTCAGGCATACCAGCTAATCAACAAACCCTGGTCGGTTAAATAGAAGGATTGGCTAAAATTTACCCCCATTAAAATAAAAAACCCGCCGAAGCGGGTTAAGTGCGGGTGCGTTGAGGATGCCTGACACATCAGAGGTGGCGAGGGATTTCTCCCCCGCCTGGTCTCTTACTCCTCAGGTTCGTAAGCTGTGAAGACAGCGACCTCCGTCTGGCCGGTTCGGATTCGTACCTCGCAGAGGTCTTTCCTCGTTACCAGTGCCGTCACTATGACGGTTAAACAGATGACGATCAGGGCGACTAACATCGCCTTTTGCTGCTTCATAGCCTGCTTCTCCTTGCCTTTCGGCACGTAAGAGGCTAACCTACGTTTGTGAAGCATAGATTGGGCCTCAGATTAATGTTAAGCGTCTTGCAGGACGCGTAATGTTAACTGGGGCTTTTCTCTATCTGCCTTTTGGTGTTCATGCCTGAGGCAGATAGCCTCAAGCACCCATTATGATTTTAACCAAAGTCTTTGTATCTATAAAGAGGCACAATATTACTCGATATATCATCATGTGTGCGCCTTATTCCAAACATTTTGGAAACAAAGCGTTCCCTCACTCCCGACATATCCAGTATCTGCTTCCAAGAAGATATATCCAGCAATTCAACTGCACAGGAAAGTAAGCGAGGTTTTTCCTCAGGGATTAACTCATCCCCCATCTCTCCTTTAATCGTCCCTCTTTTATTTAGATGGATAAATCCCGTTCTCATTTGTTGTGGCGTAATCAGCCCCAAAACCGTAGCACGATAAATACACATGCGAAGACTGATTTTCCATCGTTCTTTGAAATTAATTAGTGCATTCCAGTCAAGATGCGATCCTCGCATTTTAGGAAATTCATTAACGAACGAAACTCTAGGTACAAGGAATGCGCTCGAAAAATAATCCGCATGATGTTCTGTAATTTTATCCCCTGTTATAATCCCTTCATGCAAAACAAGATGCCCCAGTTCATGACCGAGATCTGAGCGAAATCGACACACACTCTTTTTCGCGGAATTTCTAATTATCAATGGGCGTTTACTATTAATAGTAAACGCATCAATACGATCATCCACGCCAGATACATGAGCAACAACAACCCCAATACTTTCCACGAAATTAACCATTGAAGATATCGGTCCCAGCCCCAAACCCCAATACCTTCTACAGGCCTCGGCAATTCTTTCAATATCTTCATCGGAGTTCAAAGGTAATCCGGACGTATCAGGAAAGTTCAATTCTGGAAGAACTATTTCTGTTTCCAAACACTTTACAAACTGCTCCAAAATTTCAGCTCGAGCCAGAATACTATTAGTTAAGGACTGCGTCCTTGATCTCTTGCTTCTGAAATGGCAGTTCTCGCTGTCTAATGGTGATTTCCTTCCAGTGAAGAAAAACGACTCTTTAACATCCAGATAATCTGCAAGAGCTGTCAACATCTGAGATGAAGGGGGATAACCACGCTCTAACTTGTTTATAAATTGCCGAGTCACCCCCAAAGCAGTAGCAAGCTCTTCGCCCGTAACCCCTTTAGCCTGACGAGCTAATTTTAAGCAGTCACCACGATAATTACCTATAGAATCAAATAGTTCCATATTTATCACTATCTGCTTTTTTCGCATTCTTAACACGCCGCTGCAAATTCAGCGGTGGTGTTTCCACGGCCTCTGGCAATACGTCAGTATTAGCTGCTTGTACTGGAGCATGGACTTTAGACACCAATTCGTATCTACTCACTACATTATTTGATGAATCAAAACCTATCAGGGCTAAAAGCCACGTTGGAGGTTCAATATCTTCATCTTTTTTATTTGCAGATGGTAATTTTTCAGCCAGAACACGCCATGTAACATCATGTTCAAAATTAACATCATCTTCAAAAAGAGATAACTGACGACACTCAACATCATTTTTACATAAGCGATGTTTCTTTTTTGGTGAATCCAGTTTATCGGTCACAAACTGTAACGGCACCCTGTTCAGGGTAAACACAAAATTCAGAGGTGTTGAAAGAATCGCCACTCCTTTGAGTTTTTTATGATTTTTTACAAGAAAGTTTTTTATCCATCCATAGGCCCTACATCCATTAATCCAGTTATCATCATACTCATGGCGATGGAACCATAATTCGCCAAGTACGTTAGCAAATTGCTGAAGAAGATTGATAACAGATTTTTCATCCAAACAAGGATTGATTTCAAAACACGGTTGGAGATTCTGTTCAGACGGCATAAGGTATCCCTCTCTCTTAAAACTCCGCTCATCTTTACGCAAAATTTTATTTTTGTAAACCTAATCTTTAGGGGATTTCACGAATTCGTCAACCAGTCGAACAAACTTTAACCACAATACATATTTATCTACATTGATATGTGTATCGCTAACACTATTGTGGGCATTCAGCTAGTATTACCAAGCCTTCAGGTGCGCGAAGTTGTTCCGCACAGTGCAGCAGCGCATCAGTCGCTTCCTTAAGCGTCACAGTGTCGCCATCACCCAGTCCTGCAATTTTTGCGTGCCTGACAAACGCCGCGCAAAGGTCGTTAAACGCCCCTGCCCGCACATCCGCCAGGAAAGCGTTGGCAGCAGCCAAATCCTGGTAGTCAATCCCGCTCACTGTGCCACCTCCTGAAAATTACCCTGATAAAACGCCAGTGCGCGCTGCATAACTTCGCTCTTCCGGCACTCGCTACAGATTATGTTCTGACGCCTGTCGTAGCGGCGTATTTCTCCGTCTGGTAATGACCAGATAAGGTCCGGATCATCCACAGATGTTTTCTTCAGATTTGCCCTTGAGAGTTTTTTGCGGGCGTTTTGCCAGTCCTTACGCGCCTGTTCAGACGGGAATAACCCGTAACCAGAGTTGTATACATCGCCACTGGCAACCAGCTCTCTGGCGAGAACACTCATCAGATATCTTGTCGCACCTGTTTTCTCTTCCAGTTGCCGTAACGTCTCGCGGCCGCTCAGACGTACAAGTTCAACAACCTGCCCTTTAATTTTTTCCCGCTCTTCTGGTGTAAATACTTTTGCCATGGGCGCCTCCGGCAATCACTTTTCCGATGCAACACGGCGGGAAAAATCAGTAATCTGTCGAACAATATCCCGATGCTTGTTCAGCTCCCGCAGCGCGGCGCAGACACGCTCCCACTTCTGGACATGATTTTTCGCCCGACGCAGTTCACGGTTTGCCATATGCAGCGATGACAAAATCAAATCATCAGATCGCGTTGCAGTAAACGATGGCAGCGACTGCACAATGTCCGCCACAGTTTCTGTTTTAATATCTTCCTGTGTTGCAGCCTCCTGTACTGGTAACGCAACACATGCAGGCTGAGGAAAGGCTTTACCATCAGTTTCCGCTACCGATGCTGCTTTCGGCTCTGCTGGTAAATTATCGCCCGGTATGCAGTAACGAAATTTACCGTTCTGATTAACGCGTGCCAGCCGCCCCGTTGCGGTTACCACCGCCAGCGTGGAAGCAACCTTGCGAGTACTGACGCCGAACTTACCCGCCAGTTCCTCACACGTTTTAGCACCATCCTGACCGATAAACTCAACCATCATGTCTGCGGTAACTTTTGGAGCGACCTCTTCGGTTACCACATCCGGCGCTTCAGGTTGTAGTGCCTGCCCTTCGGTTACCCCGGCTTCACCTTCGACAGCCAGAAACCAGGTGTGACCCGTTTTATCAACAACGCCATTTTTTTTGAGTTCCCACAGTTCGTTAAGAACTTCTTCACGGCTGATATCAAGCCGCGCCGCCAGTTCAACAGAATTGGCTTTTCCCATCGCTTTCAGTGCATGCAATACAGTTTCCATCGAAAATTTACCTCGTCAAAAATTCTCACATACCCTGACGTCCAACGTTTGACCGCCAGCTCTCCCAGTTAAAATTCACCCAACGCCCGCCGTTCATGGTCATGCGATCCATAATCCTCTCGCCGAGCAATGTTTTCATGGCCTCATAGCTCAGGTTTGTCAGCATCCCCACGCTGCGCATCGACGCTGTCCGGCGATCAACAATCTGGTGCAGCACCACCTGCTCGTTTTTTGTCTCGCGCTGAATGCCAATTTCATCAAGAACCAGCAGATCCACTTGGCACAGTTCCCGCAAAAATTTTTCGCCTGATTGCCCGTCGTCATAGCTGGCGTGTAGAGCACTCATGACATCAGCCACGGTAACCACAATCACTGTCTGGCCATCTTTTAGCAGGCGATTCCCGATAGCCGCCGCCAGATGGTTTTTTCCGGTACCAGGTTTTCCGCTGAACGCAAAATTTGTATACCCGGTCATCAGTTCATCGGCGATGGATTTCGCCTGGCTTAACGCGTATCGCTGGCCGTCGTTCTGCACCTGGTAATTCGCAAACGAGCATTTACGGTGCAACGGCTGGATGCCAGAGCGATTCAGAATTTTTTCCACCCGCAACTGACGATTCAGGCGGTTGATCTCCTCGCAACGTTTCTGTCCTTCAGCAAGTTGCCACTCACGCCACTCCGCAACCGTTCTGAATGGGGCGGTTACATGTGGTGGGGTCAGTCTGCGGATACGCTCCAGAACGCCGCCTGTCGCAATATTTTTCATGGTCTGTTACCCCCTGAAGCCTGGCGGGATCGCACTATCCGGTAGCGAAACGGTGTTAACCTGTCGGAGTAACGTCTCAGGTCGAACACCTTTCGGCGCGAACAGGCCCTGGTATTCATTGGCGATACTGTGTCGAATCACCTGCTCGGGTGTAAAACCCTGCTGGCGGAATTTTTCCAGCTCCCGTATCGCCCCGTTAGCGCCCTGCTCCGTTCGAATCGGTTTTCGCAATGCCTGGCGAAATTCAACCCACTCACGCCAAAGCGAGACAGAAATCCAGTTCGGCAAAGCAATATCCAGAGGGTCAAACTTTTTGACACCTCGATTCCCCCGGGGGGGATTTAGGGGGGGATCTGTTTTTAGATCTTTATCTGTATCTTTATTAGTTGCCTTTGTGTTGACATCATGTTCAAACACCACTTCAACATCTGTTTGAACACCTGTTAAATTTCTCTCTTGTTTTTTTTGAACATCTGCTTCCTTTCTGCTTCTTCTGGCCTGAACAGATGCTTTTCCTGCGGCTGATTTTTTGGTTAATTTTTCCCTGACTGATGCCAGATCTTCCTCAATCCGAAGATGCACCCATTCCTCGCCGTTATCGCAAAAAAACTCCTGCAAGGATGGTTCAACATCAGCCCATCGCTCGTTAGTCAGACGGGCAATTTTTGCCAGTCTGTTTTTAGGTATTGGCTTTCCTGTTTGCCAGTAATTGAACATCAGCAACAAATACGCACCATGCTCCTCTGCTGACAAATGCATGGTGTCAGCCAAGTAATCAGCTATGTACAGTTGCATGTATGGTAATGCGGCCATAATTGCCCCGTATGATGCTGCCCGGTGGCTTAGAATAAGCACAAACAGCATGGAAACTTTTGCTTAATGAACAATGACAGAATCTTCGGAAGACCCGCCGCCGCTGAAATGCGCTTTCCGGTAAACGGCCTGGACTGCATCATCATGCGCATCAATTGCCGTACTCAACGCTTCCTGCGCCGCCAGTAATGCACGGCGTTCCAGGGTATCGAAGATGCAGAGTCGGTGACGCAGCTCGCGCGGAATAATTGCCAGAACCGCAGGGATCAGTTTCTGAATTTTTTCCCTTTGCGCTTTCGTTTCACCTTTCAACCAACGGTGATAGATATTCTGCTGATTGTTCCAGTCCTTGCCTGGTACCAGGGGCAATTCGCCGCCCCCCTGGCGCAGATATTCTTCAGTAATTGCGTTAGCGACCCACGCCTGCCCTTTTTCGGCTGCCAGGGCTAACAACACTGATTCGATGTGCTCATGCCTGATTTTCATGAATCAACTCCTGTGCATTTGGTGTGTTAGCCTTACATCCAACAGGTAAACCATCGGTCGGATTCGGGTAGATATCAGGCCGGAGTTCATGAGGTGTAACCTCGAAATTCGTTACTTCAGCAACACGTAATGCTTTTTCAGGGCTGAATCTTTCATAGCCCCCCAGCACTCGACTTACATGCACCTGAGATAAACCCGTTAGCTTCCCAAACTGTAACTGGGTGATATGTTTCTCTTTTAAATAGTCTCTTAAGTTCATAGCCAACCTTCTACGTTATGCCTCGAACAAATATTAGCTCCACTAATTTTAAAGATCAACAGTCAGACTATCTTTGATAATATTGGTAAAACAAATAAACTCTATGTATGAAAAAAACACGCGAAGTGATTGCAACTCCAGAAGCGAGCAAGAATTTAAAAGCCGCATGGAATGCAAGAAAAAAAGAGCTGAAGCTGACTCAAGAGCTGGCGGCTGAGTTGTTGGGATTCGAATCTCAAGGCACCGTTAGCCAGTATCTGAACGGCAAGATACCGGTAAATACCGACGCTGCGCTAAAATTTGCGGCTCTGTTAAAGGTAAAACCAGAGGACATTCGAGAAGACCTTAAAGACTTAATGAATTATGTAAGATCATCAGATACTTATGATGATAGCTTTTCAGGCAAAGGATGGAGGCTGGTCAATGAAGAACAGGCAGAGTTACTTAACCTCTTCGAGATTCTACCTGCGTCAGAAAAAGCCAAACTCCTTAACCAGCTACGTGGACTAAACAAGCTCTATGAGGAAGCCTTCGAGAACATGCTGGCACTAAAGAAACGTAACCAGTAGCCACCACTCACTACCCTATCCACAACAAAAAAACCGACGTCTTAGTCGGTTTTTTTGTGCCATAACTTCTGCAAATCAGCTGTGTAACTAATATTTTTCCCTTGAAAAAACATTTACATAGTTACTAAATCAAAAGCATCATACTCCATACTGTTGACTTAAAATATCCGTGTTACTAATATCCTCATCAAGAACAGCACGGCGCTGTAGGTTTTAGTTCCGCCACCCGGCGTTAAGGGGAAATGAGGTCAACATGGATACTATCGATCTTGGCAACAACGAATCTCTGGTATGTGGCGTGTTTCCCAATCAGGACGGCACATTCACCGCCATGACGTATACCAAAAGCAAATCGTTTAAAACCGAAGCTGGCGCACGTCGCTGGCTTGCCAAAAATACCAGCTAAACAATTTATTGGATTAATTCAATATTCTTGCTGTAGGGGTATAGCCGAGGCCACCAAAGCCCGGAGGTGGTGAAATAAAACCGGGCACAACACGAAGGCGCATTTCCGATATCCATAAAGAGTCGGTCTTGTCTGTTAAATTTAAATGGTGGGAGTGCGCCTCCGGTTGTAAATAACGACATTGCTGTGTGTAGTCTTGGCGGCATCAGTTCTACTCCGTGGCTGCCCTGCCGCCCCTTTTTAAAGTGAATTTTGTGATGCGGTGAATGCGGCTGAGCGCACGCGGCACAGTTAAAAGCATCAGTGTTATGGGTGGATTATCCGGCGTTAATTGTTAACTGGTTAACGTCACCTGGAGGCACCAGGCACCGCATCAACAAAGTTCACTTCAGTGATGAAAGGTGAGAGAAAATGATGGATGTAGCTATTGAAAACCAGAACGGGTGGAATTATAGTGCACCTGCACCTCATAAAACGGGTGCCGGGATTTGCACCCCGATGATCACTAGAGCGCATAACCGCGCCAAAGCGTTTTTTTTATGCGTAAAGCGCAGCCACATTCAGATTATGGTGGGGCGTATGGGGCCGTTTTCGGGCGGGCCGGATTCTCTAGTGACCGGTAGTGCAAACCCTGTACGTCTCACCACCCATGAGATTTGCACCTCCGGTGGTGAGTTTACCAACTTATCACTAGAGGCTGCCATCATGGCTACTATCCCTACCCTTTCTCACCCTGACGTAACCATCGAAAATGGTCGTGCTGTCACTACGTCTGTTGCAGTTGCAGAGTTTTTCCGCAAGCTGCATAAAAACGTCATTCAAAAAATTGAAGCTCTGGAATGTTCCTCAGAATTCACTGAGCTTAATTTTAAGCCAAGTGAATACACCGACTCAACCGGGCGCAAACTCCCAATGTACCAAATCACCAAAAACGGCTTCGTTTTCCTGGTGATGGGTTTCACTGGCAAAAAAGCCGCTGCATTCAAAGAGGCCTACATCGCTGAGTTCGACCGCATGGAAGCAGAGCTACGCCAGAATAATACCACTCCCACAAACAAAATCATTCCGGGCGATGGGCGCACTCTGGTTGTTCGCTTCGACAAATTCGGCAACGTCGAATTCACTGAAACCGTTCCTGATGGCGCTCTCGTCTGTACCCTGGACACTTTCCGCCTTTATCTGGAGAAACAGGGCTGGACTCTTGTAAACCGAAGCGCAATTAAAAATATGACCGTCGAGCAGTTGCTGAGTATTAAATAGTTTTCTGGAATTTTCTTAATACGAGAAATTTATTAAGGAGATAATTATGATTGCTCATCACTTCGGAACTGATGAAATACCACGTCAGTGTGTGACTCCTGGCGATTATGTTCTTCATGAAGGTCGGACATATATCGCCTCGGCAAACAATATTAAAAAGCGAAAACTTTATATTCGTAGCCTGACTACAAAAACATGCATTTCTGACTGCATGATTAAAGTCTTCCTCGGCCGTGATGGTTTACCTGTAAAGGCGGAGTCATGGTAATGACTAAGAAAATGAAATGTGCTTATCACCTTTGCAATAAAGAAATTGAAGAAAGCAAAATCATTACAAGACCACTTCATTTCATGCGTGGAGTTATACCAACGACGGAAATGAAAAAATATTGTAGTGAAATCTGTGCCGAAAAAGACCAGATGGCACACGAACTTTAATTAACTGACTATTCGAAACTGAATTTATGCCAGCAATGGCAGGGGTTCGCTCAACCTTAAAATAGTTATGAGGTTTATCAATGAGTACTGATAAAGAAAATTACGCTCTGTATTGCGACGCGAAAAATGATAAAACCAGAAAACGCCTCGGCATCAAAGGCGGCTTTTTCTGGACAGAGGCAAAAAAACTTTCTGTTGCGGTTTTACGCTGCATTGCTGCAATGGACGATGCCGGATTTGACGAAGAGGATTTTAAAAAACCCATCCGCGTCCATTTACCCGTTGTGAATGACCTTCCACCGGAAGGTGTGTTTGATACTGAATTCTGCAACCGATACGAAAAAGGCGGAGAAGATGGTATCACAATGATACTTATCGCGCCCTCTCCCTCCGTGCAGGAGAAACCAGCCAGTACTGACAATACCAACGTCAACGGCGAAGACATGACGGAGATTGAGGAGAATATGCTCCTGCCGGTTTCTGGTCAGGAGCTGCCCATTCGCTGGCTTGCGCAACACGGCAGCGAAAAACCAGTAACGCACGTTGCACGGGAAGAACTTCAGGCATTACATATAGCACGGGCGGAAGAACTGCCGGCTGTTACTGCCCTGGCCATTTCTCACAAAACAAAGCTGCTCGACCCGCTGGAGATTCGCGACCTTCACAAACTGGTACGCGACACTGACAAAGTTTTCCCTAATCCCGGTAATTCAGACCTGGGACTGATAACTGCTTTTTTCGAGGCATACCTGGACGCTGACTACACTGATCGGGGTCTGCTGACAAAAGAGTGGATGAAAGGAAATCGTGTTTCGCGTATCACCCGTACGGCTTCCGGTGCAAATGCCGGTGGCGGGAACAAAACCGATCGCAATCCGAATTTAGTACACACCTTCGATACGCTGGATGTGGAGATTGCAGCAGCCACACTTCTGATGGATTTTAATATTTATGAAATTCCGGGCAGCGTTTATCGTCGCGCAAAAGAAATCGTCCTGAAAAGAGAAAGTCCGTTCAAAGAATGGTCCGCAGCACTTCGCGCAACCCCGGGTATTCTGGACTATTCCCGCGCCGCTATTTTTGCACTTATCCGGAGCGCTCACCCTGAGTTTTATCACTACCCGGGACGCCTTCAGGGGTATATCAACGCCTACTTAACGGAGACTGATCACGAGAACCCCAGCAAGGAAACTCTCACTGCTGCACGACATACACCGGAAAAAGATATCCTGGAAGAGGTTAACCGCGAACTGGCTGCTAAGCAGGAAACAGAAGAAGAAAATGATGAAGAAAAACCGCAACCATCTTGCGCAATGGCAGATGAACAGGCAACGGCTGAAACAGTGGAACCGGATGCAACTGAACATCATCAGGACACGCAGCCGCTGGATGCTCAGTCACAGGTAAATTCTGTTGATGCGAAATATCAGAAACTGCGGGCAGAACTCCATGAAGCCCGGAAAACCATTCCGCCCAAAAATCCTGTCGATGCCGACAAATTGCTGACTGCCTCTCGCGGAGAATTTGTTGAAGGGATTAGCGACCCGAATGATCCGAAATGGGTTAAGGGAATTGAAACCCGAGATTCTGTGAACCAGAACCAGCCCGAATCGGAACAAAACAACCAGAAAGCGGAACAAAACAGCCCAAATGCACAGAAAAACGAGCCAGAAACGAAACAATCTGAACCAGTAGCGCAACAGGAACCGGAAAAAGTCTGTGCCGCCTGCGGTCAGAGCGGCGGCGGCAACTGCCCTGATTGTGGCGCGGTGATGGGCGACACCACGTATCTGGAAACCTTTAATGAAGAAAATCAGAATGAATATCAGGAAAAAGGTCTGGAGGAAATGGAAGGTGCTGAACATCCGCACAAGGAGAACGATGGCAGCGATCCGCATCGCGATTGCAGTGATGAAACTGGCGAAGCAGCAGCTTCATCATTAGAAAAACTCGACTGGAAAAGACAAGTGGTGATTGCAGCGGTTTACGGTTTATGTGCAAATCCTGCGGGTATAGCCTCAGCGCCATTAATTCCGGGTATTGCAATGATGATTGCAAACAAACTTGAAAATTTTGGGGTGACGGATGATGAGTACATGCCCAATTTTTGATCGCATTGAAGAGCAGGCATGGTCACGCCACTACCAGCAAATCGTTTGCGAAGAAAAAGAAACGGCGCTGGCGGACGACCTGGAAAAAGGTCTGCCCCAGCACCTGTTTGAATCGCTCTGCATCGACCATTTGCAACGCCACGGTGCCAGCAAACAGGCAATCAGTCGCGCATTTGATGACGATGTTGAATTTCAGGAACGTGTGGCGGAGCACATCCGGTACATGGTTGAAACCATTGCTCGTCACCAGGTTGATATTGATTCAGAGGTATAAAACGAATGAGTACAGCACTTGCAACACTGGCCGGGAAGCTGGCTGAACGCGTCGGCATGGATTCTGTCGACCCACAGGAACTGATCACCACTCTTCGCCAGACGGCATTTAAAGGTGATGCCAGCGATGCGCAGTTCATCGCATTGCTGATCGTCGCCAACCAGTACGGCCTTAATCCGTGGACGAAAGAAATTTACGCCTTCCCTGACAAGCAGAACGGCATCGTTCCGGTGGTGGGCGTTGATGGCTGGTCCCGCATCATAAATGAAAACCAGCAGTTTGATGGCATGGACTTTGAGCAGGACAATGAATCATGTACATGCCGGATTTACCGCAAGGACCGTAATCATCCGATCTGCGTTACCGAGTGGATGGATGAGTGCCGTCGCGAACCATTCAAAACCCGAGAAGGCAAAGAAATCATCGGACCATGGCAGTCGCATCCCAAACGGATGTTACGGCATAAAGCCATGATTCAGTGTGCCCGTCTGGCCTTCGGATTTGCTGGTATCTATGACAAGGATGAAGCCGAGCGCATTGTCGAAAATACCGCATGCACTGCAGAACATCAGCCGGAACGCGACATCACTCCGGTTAACGATGAAACCATGCAGGAGATTAACACTCTGCTGATCTCCCTGGATAAAACATGGGATGACGACTTATTGCCGCTCTGTTCCCAGATATTTCGCCGCGACATTCATGCATTGTCAGAACTGAAACAGGCCGAAGCAGTGAAAGCTCTTGGATTCCTGAAACAGAAAGCCGCAGAGCAGAAGGTGGCAATATGACACCGGACATTATCCTGCAGCGTACCGGGATCGACGTGAGAGCTATCGTACAGGGGGATGATGCGTGGCACAAATTACGGCTCGGCGTCATCACAGCTTCAGAAGTTCACAACGTGATAGCAAAACCCCGCTCCGGAAAGAAATGGCCTGACATGAAAATGTCCTACTTCCACACCCTGCTTGCCGAGGTTTGCACCGGTGTGGCTACGGAAGTTAACGCTAAGGCGCTGGCCTGGGGAAAACAGTACGAGAACGACGCCAGAACCCTGTTTGAGTTCACTTCCGGCGTGAATGTTACTGAATCCCCGATCATCTATCGTGACGAGACTATGCGCACCGCCTGCTCTCCAGATGGTTTATGCAATGACGGCAACGGCCTTGAGCTGAAATGCCCGTTCACCTCCCGGGATTTCATGAAGTTCCGGCTCGGTGGTTTCGAGGCCATAAAGTCGGCTTACATGGCCCAGGTGCAGTACAGCATGTGGGTGACGCAAAAAGATGCCTGGTACTTTGCCAACTATGACCCGCGTATGAAGCGTGAAGGCCTGCATTATGTCGTGGTTGAGCGGGATGAAAAGTACATGGCGAGTTTTGACGAGATGGTGCCAGAATTCATCGAAAAAATGGACGAGGCACTGGCTGAAATTGGTTTTGCATTTGGGGAACAATGGAAATGAGCGCAGCCATAAAGCTCACAGGAGAAAAACCAGTGCTATACACAAAAGTCAAACCATGTCCGTTTTGTGGTTGTCCATCAGTAACGGTGAAAGCCATTTCAGGATATTACCGCGCAAAGTGTAACGGATGCGAATCCCGAACTGGCTATAGTGGAAGTGAAAAAGAAGCACTCGAAAGATGGAATAAACGAACTACTGGAAATAATAATGGAGGTGTTCATGTATAAAATTACTGTCACTATTGAAAAGGAAGGTGGCACTCCTACTAACTGGACAAGATATTCAAAATCTAAATTAACGAAATCAGAATGCGAAAAAATGCTCTCTGGGAAAAAAGAAGCAGGCGTTTCCAGAGAGCAGAAAGTAAAACTGATAAATTTTAATTGCGAGAAACTTCAGTCCTCGAGAATTGCATTGTATTCAAATTAAAACTTCATAGCTGATTATTAATAATCAACATCGGGCGTCAATTTCAGTCTAACATTGGCGCCTGCCAGAGGTGATGCGATGGCAAAAGTAATCTTTAATGAAGAGTGGATGGTTGAATACGGCCTGATGCTTCGCACTGGTCTGGGGGCCAGACAAATTGAAGCATACCGCCAGAACTGTTGGGTGGAGGGCTTCCACTTCAAACGAGTATCTCCTTTAGGTAAGCCAGACAGCAAACGAGGGATTATCTGGTACAACTATCCAAAGATAAATCAGTTTATCAAAGACTCATGATATGTCTAAATTACCAACAGGTGTCGAGATTAGAGGTAGATACATTCGCATCTGGTTCATGTTTCGAGGAAAACGATGTCGGGAAACATTAAAAGGCTGGGAGATTACAAACAGTAATATTAAAAAGGCCGGAAATTTAAGAGCGCTGATAGTTCATGAAATAAACTCCGGTGAATTTGAGTATTTAAGACGTTTTCCCCAGTCCAGCACTGGGGCAAAAATGGTGACAACGAGAGTCATAAAAACGTTCGGAGAGCTTTGTGATATCTGGACAAAAATTAAAGAGACAGAGTTAACAACAAACACAATGAAGAAAACAAAATCACAATTAAAAACACTCAGAATAATAATTTGTGAAAGTACCCCGATATCACATATTCGTTATAGCGATATCTTAAACTACCGGAATGAACTGCTGCATGGAGAAACGCTTTACCTGGATAATCCAAGATCCAACAAAAAAGGAAGAACCGTGCGCACAGTTGATAACTATATCGCCCTGCTCTGTTCGCTGTTGCGTTTTGCGTATCAGTCGGGATTTATATCAACCAAACCATTTGAAGGAGTAAAAAAATTACAGCGAAACAGAATAAAGCCTGATCCGTTATCTAAAACAGAATTCAATGCATTAATGGAAAGTGAAAAAGGACAGAGCCAGAACTTGTGGAAATTTGCCGTTTACTCAGGACTTCGTCACGGGGAACTGGCAGCTCTGGCGTGGGAGGATGTGGATCTCGAAAAGGGAATAGTGAATGTCAGAAGAAACCTGACGATACTTGATATGTTCGGTCCCCCAAAAACAAATGCCGGGATCCGGACAGTAACACTACTGCAGCCTGCTCTTGAAGCACTGAAGGAGCAATACAAACTGACCGGGCATCATCGCAAAAGCGAAATCACCTTTTACCATCGGGAGTACGGCAGAACCGAAAAGCAAAAACTGCATTTTGTTTTCATGCCCAGGGTGTGTAACGGAAAACAAAAACCTTATTACTCGGTAAGCAGTTTGGGGGCAAGGTGGAATGCAGCAGTAAAACGTGCTGGTATTCGCCGTCGTAATCCGTACCATACGCGGCATACTTTTGCCTGCTGGCTGTTGACGGCAGGAGCGAACCCGGCATTTATAGCCAGCCAAATGGGGCATGAAACTGCGCAGATGGTGTATGAAATTTACGGTATGTGGATTGATGACATGAACGACGAACAGATAGCCATGTTGAATGCGCGGTTATCGTAG